TTGATTGCTATGAAATCTACTCAATTAAAAATTAGTAGAAAATGGAATAGCATGATGCAAAGTATAAAAATGCAGGGGAAAAACGGATTGTTTACTCCCGCATCTTTTAGCCATCTTTATCAACTAAAGACCGTACCACAGTCTAACGACAAAGGTACATGGTTTGGTTGGGAAGTTAGCAAGATAGGTTCAATTCAGGATGCTGCGTTGTATCATCAAGCCAAGTCGTTTGCTGAAAACATTTCTAAAGGAGATGTCAAAGTAAAACATGGTGAAGATGATGCTGCTAAAGCAACTGATGGGTCAGCTAACATAATGTAGAATTCCTCAAGGGGAATTGTTGCAACCAGGGTGGTGAAGCGAGAGTGGAGCCACCCTTAAAAATATAAAGATGGAAGAAAAATTTATAGATATATTTACGGGTCTTAAAAGAGACTATGGTTATGCAGATATAAACTCTGCATACAAAGATCCTGCTACAGGTAAACTTAAATTAAAATATGGTTGGGCAGCAAAAGAATTATTAGAGTCAGATTATTTAGACCACCTCACAGGTAAAAAATCTATAGGTATACAACCATGTGATGATAATGGATTAGCAAAATTTGGAGCTATAGATATAGACTCAGAAGAATATGACAATTTTGATTTAAGAAAGTATTTAGAAATAATAGATAAAAAAAATATTCCAGTAGTCCCAGTTAAATCTAAAAGTGGTGGACTTCATATATATGTATTTTTTAAAGAACCAGTCAAAGCAAGTTTTGTTAGAAATTTTTTAGATAAATTATTATTTACATTTGATCTCAAAGCTTCAACAGAAATATTTCCAAAACAAACTCAATTAGGAATAGGTTCCGATAGTAAACCTATTAATGGTAACTTTATTAATTTACCTTATTATAATCGTAATGAGAGAGTAGGTGTAAATTTAGATGGAACTGAGTTTACTTTTGAACAATTTATAAAAGTCGTCGAGGCTAACACAAAAACAAAAGATGATCTAGAAGAATTTGCAACAGAACTTATACGACTTGAATTAACAGGTGGTGCCGATGAATTTGCAGATGGTCCAGTTTGTTTACAAAGATTATCTAAATCTAAGTTAGATGATTACAGAGATAGATTTATTTATAACTATATGGTGTTTGCAAAAAAGAAATATCCTGACAACTGGGAAGAAAAACTTTTAGAAGGTGCAAGAAATTATATTGTATATGATAATATATGGGGTGATGAAAAAGTAAAACAAAAAATTAAAGCATATAAAAAAGATACTGCAGGCCATACTTGTTCTGAAGAACCTATCAATAGTATGTGTGTTAAATCAGAATGTTTAAAAAGAAAGTTTGGTGTAGCATCGGATAAAGTTAAAAAGTTTCCTGCATTATCAGCTTTAATTAAAATAGATTATTCTCCTGAACCAGAGTTTAGATTTACTGTGCATTACAATGACAAAGTAGAAGGTGAAACTACTCAACAGATAATAGCTAGAGACATTAATTATATCATGGACCAAGAAAAACTTAGACGTTTAATTGGAGCTCACACACCGATTCCACCACCACGAATCAAAGGTGATGACATGCAAAATATTTTAGATAACCTATGGCAAGGAATGAAAACAGAAAAAGCTCCTCCAGGTACATCACCAAAAGAAATACTTCATAAACATTTAGATGATTATATTCATGGTGTACCAGCAGTTAGTGATGCTTCTTTTAGAAGTGGTAGTACATTAATTGATGATGGCTTTGCTTATTTTGTATTTGATCCTTTTTATAATTTTTTAAAAAATAAAGAATGGAAATCTAAAATTGATAAGACAGGACGAATGATGGAAGATTTTTTTAATGCTGAATTACGGAATCTTAAAAGATATCCTAAAAAAGAAACAGAAAAGAAATCACATAACCCAGTAAGATGTGTTAAAATATCAATGACGCATTTTGAAAGAGAAGAAAACCCTGTCGAAATAATACCAATGAAAAGCAAAAAGGATATACTATGACCAATAAAAAAATACCCACTGTGCATGTATCAATGCCTTGTTATGATACCATGCAGGTACCAACTTGTTTAAGTTTATTAAAACTGTTTGACAAGTTTACTGCTGCTAAAATTAAAACAAATATTTCTACATTTAAATCTCCGTATGTAGGTTACTCTAGAAATATTTTAGCGGCTTTATTTTTAGAATCTAATTATGATTATCAATTATTTGTAGATGCTGATGTGAGCTTTGAACCTGAAGTAATAGGCTCAATGATCATGGCTCAAAAAGATTTTATTTGTGCACCCTACAGAAAAAAGACTCATGACAATTCAGTATCTTATTCTGTAGCATTTCCAGATTATAAAAATATTAAGATAGATAAAACAGGGATCACGGAAATTATAGGTGGACCCGCTGGACTAACTTTAATTCATCGATCTGTTTATGAAAAACTTATTAAAGATTATTCTAAATTAAAAATAAATTATTCATCAGGTATATCTGATGAAGCTAAAAAATATTTATATAATTTTTGGGAAAATACTTTTGATTCAAAAGAAGGTGCTTGGTATGGAGAAGATGTTTCTTTTTGTAGTCTAGCACGACAAGCGGGATTTAAACTTCATGCATTGGTTCATTGTGAAGTAGGACATCACGGTACATTTAATTATTCTGGAAAGTTTGTAGATACATTTGCACCGACTGATGAAAAAAGTAACTAAGATATACGGACCACCAGGTACAGGTAAAACTGAAAAATTAATTAGGAGAGCTATGGCTTACATTAGAGTAGGCACTCCTGTAAATAAGATTGGTTATTTTGCATTTACTCGTAAGGCAGCGAATGAAGCAAAAGACAGGATGCTTAAAAAAAATCCTAAATATAAAAAGAAACAATTAAAATATTTTCAGACATTACACTCATTAGCTTTTCATAGTTTAGGATTAAGAGAGGAAAATGTAATGCAAGATTATCATTACAATGATCTCGGTAAAGAACTAAGTGTAAGAGTTAATGCAAAAAAAGATACAGATGCCTCACCATATTTAACTTGCGATAATGAATACTTTCAAATTATTTTAAAAGCAAAAGAAAAAGATATACCTGTGTGGGATGAATACTGCACAGCCGAACACTCAACTAATGTAGATCCGGATCTTTTAAAACATATAGAAGCAAACTATAACAACTATAAACATCCTGATGTAAATAACTTAGTTGATTTTACAGACATGATTCATGACATTGTACAACAGCCCGATAAGATTCCAGAGTTCGATGTAGTTTTTATTGATGAAGCTCAAGACTTATCTCCAATACAATGGAAACTTTACGACATATTAAAATCTAAATCTAAAAAAGTTTATCTTGCAGGAGATGATGATCAAGCAATCTATGGTTGGGCAGGTGCAGATGTTGATAGATTTATTCAAGAACCAGCAACAGAAAAAGTATTGTCTAGGTCTAGAAGAATACCAAAAGCTGTTCAAGATATTTCAGAAATTATTACTGCTAGGATTGAAGGGTTAAGAGCAACTAAAAATTATTTACCAAGAGACGAAGAAGGTTTGTGTAGTAAAATCAATAGTTTAGAGAATCTTGACTTATTTAGTCAGGATTGGTTAATCTTAACTAGAACTATATCTAGATCTAAAGAAATATGTGATCTGTTAAAAGTAAAAGGTTTATACTATGAAAACAAACATCAAAAAAGTTACAACACTAAATTATATCGAGCAATTATTAATCATAGTAAATGGTTAAACGGGGAAACAGTATCAGATACAGCATTAGAAGACATCAAAGAATACATGGGAAACAGAGAACTTAAAAAAGATTTAAAATGGTTTGAATGTTTTGATAACGCACCGGCTGAAGATAAAATTTATATAAGACTAATGCTATCCAATAAAGAAAAATTAAGTGATGAGGCACGAATCAAAGTATCTACAATTCATGCAGCAAAAGGCGGTGAATGTGAGAATGTAATTTTAGTATTAGATAATGCTAAAAAAATAAGAGAAGCTACAATAAAAAGTATAATAAAGCGTGACGAAGAGCATAGAGTATGGTATGTAGGTTGTACGAGAGCTAAAAGAAATTTATATTTAATGAGAGCAAAAATTGAAAGGAAGGGGTATCAACTATGACAGATAAAGATATATTTAAAGAATCATTTCCACAATACACTCAGGTCGGCGGGAATCATTACACAAAGTTTCCGATTCAGCCTTATGAGTTTATTTCTAAAAATGATCTTTCGTTTTTTCAGGGAAACGTAATTAAATACGTTTGTCGTTATCAACGAAAAGGTGGAATAGAAGATATTAAAAAGATAATACACTATTGTCAATTAGAAATGTTAAAAATAAAAGATACAAAAAAGAAATGAAAGTACCTTTATTTGAAGCACAGACAGAATGGAATGAACCGGAAGAGTATCCTGATTTAAGACAATACGATGAGATTGCAATTGACTTAGAAACTAGAGATCCTGATTTAAAATCTAAAGGATCCGGATCTATCATTGGTAATGGAGAAGTTGTAGGTATAGCTGTTGCCGTACCTGGTCGTAAATTTTATTTTCCCATTGCTCACGGATCAGGGCCAAACATGGATCGTAAAAAAACTTTAGAGTGGTTTAAAGATATTTGTAAATCAGATGCTATAAAAATATTTCACAATGCAATGTATGATGTGTGTTGGATTAGATCGATGGGGATAAAAATTAATGGACAGATTGTTGACACAATGATTGCAGCGTCATTGGTAAATGAAAATAGATTTAGATTTGATTTAAATAGTTTGTCTTGGGATTATTTAGGTCATGGTAAAAATGAAACTGCATTAAATGAAGAAGCAAAGTCCAGAGGACTAGATCCTAAAGCAGATATGTGGCAACTACCAGCAATGTATGTTGGATCTTACGCAGAAAAAGATGCAGAGCTCACACTGGAGCTGTGGCAAATATTTAAAAAAGAATTAATACATCAAGATGTTGAATCTATTTTTGAATTGGAAACTGATCTCTTTCCTTGTTTGGTAGACATGCGTTTCCTTGGAGTCCGAGTAGACGCTCAACGAGCTCATAAATTAAAGCAGCAGTTAACATTGCAAGAAGAAGAGCTCCTGCACAAAATAAAAAAAGAAACAGACATAGACGTTCAGCTAATGGCTGCAAGAAGTGTTGCAAAAGTTTTTGATAAACTTGGTTTACCATATGAACGAACTGCGAAATCACAAGCTCCATCCTTTACAAAAAATTTTATTCAGAATCATAGTCATCCTGTAGTTAGAATGATTGCTCAAGCAAGAGAAGTTAATAAGGCTCATACTACTTTTATTGATACCATAATTAAACATGAACATAAAGGTAGGATCCATGCAGACATAAATCAAATAAGGTCAGATAATGGCGGAACTGTGACTGGTAGATTTAGTTATTCTAATCCAAATTTACAGCAACTCCCTGCTAGAAATAAAGATCTTGGACCTATGATTAGGTCTATATTTATACCAGAGGAAGGCCATACATGGGGTTGTTTTGACTATTCTCAGCAAGAACCTAGGCTAGTAGTGCATTATGCAGCTCTACATAAATTTCCATCTGTCAATGATGTAATAGATAATTATGAAAATGATACTTCTACAGACTTTCATCAGGTCGTAGCAGAGATGGCAAAGATACCTAGATCTCAAGCCAAGGTAATTAACCTGGGTTTATTTTATGGAATGGGTAAAGCTAAACTTCAAGCAGAACTTGGAGTATCAAAAGATAAGGCTGTAGAATTGTTCGATCAATACCACGCTAAAGTTCCCTTCGTTAAGCAGTTAATGAATAGTGCTTCCAATCGTGCCCAAGAGCGTGGTCAAATTCGAACTCTCTTGGGACGATTGTGTAGATTTCA